GGATGTTACTTGGGACAACGGCGCTAATAAAATTTTCAAACTATAGGTGATAAATGGCTGATAATGTAGGGTACACTCCCGGTACTGGTGAAACAGTTGCAACAGATGATGTTTCTGGTGTCCAGTATCAACGCATTAAGTTGACAGATGGGCAGCCTGATTCAGTCGTCCATGCGAGAGTAAAAGCGACAAACGCAGACGCTACCGACGCTGGCATTGTTGTTCGTCCAACACCGCAAGACACATGGTCTGTGAGCTTTACGCGAGTAAGTGCGTCGGCACTCGATAGCCCGGAAATGACGCAGCGCAGGCTTGGTGCTGGCATGGGCGTTTCGCAATCGTCAGGCAATTTAGTAGTGACGACAGGAACAACGGCAAACGCCGAATTCTTGGCGCGCTCCACCATCACATTTAACGGCGCACTTATTGAGCGACACCAGACAATACTGAGCCAGCGTATTGCCAACAACAACTTCGCGGTATTACTAGCTGACCGTATTGCTGAAGGTGCGTCATGTACGATTAACAGCGCTACGAGTATTACAGTAACCGTAGTAGCTCATGGATTCACTGCGGCGAATGTTGGTCAGTTTATGTTTGTCGGCGCTATTAACGGCGCGAACGGCGTGCCGGGTAGGTACGCTATTGCTTCCATTCCGTCAGCCGATACCATTACTTTTACGGTCGCTGGCTGGCCTGCCTCTGGTTCATGCACGGTTGACATATTTGGCTGGAACTATGTACGGTGGTTGTATTTAGGCACGACTGCCACTGCCGCTGCAATTGATGCTCAGAGATATGGTTGGAACAGCGGCGACACGACAGCGACAATAAACACGACTGCTTCGCCGGGTCACATGGCGCAGACGGCAATTGATGGTCGAAATATTTATTTTTCCGATACGTTGGTGGCTTCAAGCACCACGCCTGCGGTAGCGGTACGTGGTCATAGATACGTGAATATCCCCGATGATGACGTTGAGTTGTTCATGTATTTATGGGCGTTTAACGGTTCAACGGCTCCAGCTAGTACGACAACATGGACGGTGGGCTTTGTAGCGGTTGAAGATGTTGTAAATACACCGGTTTATTTGGCTGGCGTAAGACAACAGGGTTTTTCATCCCCGCTTCCCGTAGTATTTCCTGCTACGCCAGCAGTTACAGTATCAAGCGGGACGGTTGCATTATCTGCTAATACTCCTACACTGGCGGCAGGCACAAACTTAGCTGCTGACGTTGGCGTTCAATATCGCGCTAGTGCTACTGGTGCAGCATCCTTTGTTTCTGTGCTATCTCCAGCGACACCGTCGTCTGCCACGATCAAAGGTAGTGCTGGGCGGCTTCTCAGCTGGCAATTGCAAAACAGCAGTACCGGCCTTAGATCGGTCAAGATATTCAACGCCACCGCACCAACTCTTGGGACAACGTCAGCTGCGTTCGAAATTGATATCCCGGCGGGCGGGAAAGATGTTGTGCAGCTTACTGGCGGCATTGCTTTTGCCACCGCAATAACGTACAGCGTCACTGCCGCAAAAGGATTGACCGACAATACCGCAACGGGCTTGGCGGCTAACGATGTTTCAGGCTCATTCTTCTTCGCATAAAGGCTAAACATGACTAAGACAGCAGATTTATCTATTTTAATCCGCGACCCAGAAGGTAATGTTATGGGGAACCAAAACGCTATCGGCATTACTGATGATGACGGCGTTACTGTGGTAATACCTTTGGGTTATTTAATGGACATTCAAAATGTTCCGTTGAGCGACCTGACGTTCAATGTTATTGCGCCCGCAGTGCCAAAAACGCCGACAGCGGTAGTTAGTCGCGTTGACGACGTAGAAAACAATATCAGCACTATTGTTTTCGGCTACGAATGAGATGTAGCTAACGCTGTAAATCATTTAATTGTGCAACGCGCATCTGCTTCCGAAATTGGTGATATTAGTCAAATCGAGCGCATTGATGCAGAAATTACCACGACACAAACAACATTGAATCTATTAAAATCTTTATAAAATAAATGCTTTTAACACTTCTAAGCCCTCAAACTCTAGGTGTTCCCACTGTTTATCCGACTGGAATACCTAGCGCAGAGGCGTTTGGAAATCCTGTAGTAACTTCTACTGGCGGGGGCACTGCTTCGGTGTTTCCTTCCAGTATTTTAAGCGCAGAAGCATTTGGAAATGCTGTTGTTTCAACAGGTGGGGCAGTAGTAAGTGTTAGACGTTATTACCCAAGACACATGAGAAAATTCATAGGTCGTCGTTAATGGTCGTTAAAAAGAAACAATTAGACAAACAAGCCATACGTGAGGCTGCTGAGGCTGATTTAGAGACTTTTATTCGTCTTATAGCGCCCCATCGTGTATTAGGAGACATTCATTCTGAGCTTTGCCGTTGGTGGACTAGAGAGGACGCAAAAGATAACCAACTTCTTTTATTGCCGCGTGACCACTGTAAAAGTGCTATGGTCGCCTATCGTGTGGCATGGTGGATTACAAAGCATCCTGATACCACTGTTTTATATGTATCTGCAACAGCTAACTTAGCAGAAAAGCAGTTAAAGTTTATTAAGGACATCTTTACTAGTGACACTTATAAGTTTTATTGGCCTGAAATGGTTAATGAGCAAGAAGGTCGTAGAGAAAAGTGGACTGAGGGTGAAATTGCTATTGACCACCCTAAACGTAAACAAGAAGGTGTACGTGACCCAACTATTAAAGCTGCTGGTATTGGTGCTAACGTCACTGGTATGCACTGTAGTTTGGCTGTTTTGGATGACGTTGTTGTTCCCGATAATGCTTATACTGAAAAGGGAAGGGACGATGTTAAGTCGTACTACTCGCAGCTATCGTCTATTGAATCAACGGGGTCTAAAGAGTGGGTCGTAGGTACTCGCTACCATCCGGGAGATTTGTATAAAGACTTGATGGAAATGACGGAAACCTATTATGACGCTGAAAAAGATGAAGATGTAGAAGTACCTGTCTATGAAGTGTTTGAGCGTGTTGTAGAGATTGATGGTGAGTTTTTATGGCCTAAACAACGTAGAGCAGACGGAAAGACATTTGGGTTTGACGAAAAAGAATTAGCGCGTAAGAAAGCAAAATACTTAGACATTGCGCAATTTTTTGCACAATACTACAATAACCCCAATGCGTCTGAAAATGCCATTATAGACAGAAGCAAGTTTAATTATTATGAGCGAGAATCGGTAACTAACGTAAGTGGTGCATGGTACATAGGCGATAAACTTATCAATGTGTTTGCCGCTATGGACTTTGCGTACACAATAAATACAGGTTCAGATTTTACCGTGATTCTGATACTAGGCGTAGATGAGGATAATTATTTGTATGTCTTAGACATTGAAAGATTTAAGACAAACAAGATTAGCGTCATGTATGACAAAGTAGAAAGAATGTATCGTAAATGGCGCTTTAGAAAAATACGGTGCGAAGTATCAGGGATGCAAAAGATTATTGTGTCTCAATTCAAAGATTACATGAGAAGTCAGAACATAGTGTTTTCTATTGATGAGTACACCCCACCTAGAAACGTAAAGAAAGAAGAACGTATTTCAGCTATTTTGGAGCCACGTTATCAACATGGGTTTGTCTTTCATTACAAAGGCGGTAACTGTTCTCTGTTGGAAGAAGAACTCATAATGAATCATCCTGAACATGACGACATAAAAGATGCTTTAGCGTCGTGTGTTGAAATAGCTAAACCGCCCATTTCTTCACGTAGGTCTAAAGATAAAAGCAATGTAATAGAATTTTCTTCGCGCTTTGGAGGCGTTAGATTTCGATGAATGATAACATTGAAGTAGATAGTTTTGATGCAGACCATCTAGCCACAAAGATTGCTGACATGTGGCAGAGATGGGATTCTGATAGGTTAGAGTGGAAAACAGACAAACAAGAACTACGTCAATACTTGTTTGCTACGGATACTCGTAAAACCTCTAATGGTGCTGTCACTAGCTGGAATAACTCCACTGTGTCGCCTAAGCTAACGCAGATACGAGACAACCTCCATGCTAACTACATGGCAGCCTTGTTTCCATCTCAGGATTGGTTTTTTTGGCAGTCGGATGACAAGTCAGCCTCTATGATGAGCAAGCGTCAGGCTATTGAAGCCTATATGCGTAAAAAGCTCAAAGAAGATCGTTTTGATTTGTTAATTGAACAACTTGTATTGGACTATATTGACTATGGCAATGTTATCGTTACTTATGATTTTGTTCGGGATATTTACTCTGGCGCTAATGCCAACATTGTAAAGAAATATGTAGGTCCACGCGCCTATCGAGTCTCTCCTAACGATGTTGTCTTTAATCCGGTAGCTTCCTCATTTGCTCAAACCCCATTGATTCGCCGTATGTTAAAAAGTATTGGCGATGTAATGCAAGACATTGATACAAAGCCAAATTTAGGATATAATAAAAATATCTTAAAAAAGGCTCTTAAATTACGTTCAAGAATAATAGATGACCCTGAAATCAAAAAAGAAATCAATCTAAACATTGAAGGCTTTGGTAGTCTGGAAGAATACCTTAGCTCGGATATGGTGGAATTGCTAGAGTTTTGGGGTGACATTTATGACACTAAAACTCAAAAGCTACACAAAAACAAAGTAATCACTGTTATTGACCGTCGCTGGATTATTCGCAATGAGGATAACCCGCTATGGACAGCACATAAGCCATTCTACCATTGTGGCTGGCGTGTTCGGTCAGATAACTTATGGGCGCAAGGACCACTAGACCAGTTAGTAGGTTTGCAGTACCGTATAGACCATTTAGAGAACCTTAAAGCCGATGTTTTCGATTTAATAGCCTACCCTATTATCAAAGTAAAAGGGATGACTATAGAGAGTTTTGAGTATCATCCCGGTGCTGAAATCAATTGTGGTGACGAAGGTGACGTAGAGTTTATGCGTCCAGACACTACAGCGCTTAACGCAGACATTCAAATTCAAGAACTCATGAATCGAATGGAAGAATTAGCTGGCGCACCTAAGCAAGCAATGGGTATCCGTACTCCCGGTGAAAAAACCAAATATGAAGTACAAGCACTAGAAAACGCAGCAGGTCGCATATTCCAACATAAAGTG